TGGGTTAGATGTCATAGTAGCATAGGCAGGTTTGTCTTTATACTTATATAGGCTCAACCTAAAAGTGTGTGTTGTGCATCCGTTACCCTTAAACGCGAGCAAACCTTGTGGGGGTAGGCTTTTTGCGACATATTTTACGGATATCTGACAAATGAACAGTTTATTTTTGTAATGATTTCAATGCTTTACCTATTACCATATCCTGAAAACGACACAATTTGCTTAGAATAGCTCTAAAAACACAACCTAGAGTAGAAATCAGCCGGGAGAGCGCAACCTAAAGGGGTAGGGGGCAAGGGCCACTGGGGGTATACCAGTACGTTATATATACACAAATACACACACGGGGTTTTTTGCTCTGTAAAGTGTAATACCTATCCTTTAGTATATATAGAGTGACTATTAAGTATAGCTTCTAAAGAAAAGCACTTGACAGAGGGTCACAGATGTGTATAACTGCGTAGCAGTAGCAGCAGAGTTAAACTTTTAAAGTTAAACATCTACTATCTTAAACTTCTTCTATAATCTAAACACTTGATAGAGTTTAACTTAGAGAGTTTAACTATGTAGTAGAGACTTTCTTCTGTCGTTAAGTGAAATAATAGTTGACAACAAGTAGAAGATAGTGTAAACTAACTACAGTTTATGTGATAATAACAATAACAATCATAAACTAGTTGGTATGTGTTAAGCTTTTAGAGTTTAACTCCCTCTTGTGTCTCCCTCTTCCCTCTTAAGTTAGACTCACTAGCTTACACATACCTCTTTTCCTTGTCGTTCATTAAATTAAGTGTTGACTTATATGAAAAAGTCCGTACAACTGTATGCATCTGATAATGTTATAGAAGAGTTTTACAAAGCTCTTGTTAGCAATAATGGTAAAGCCGTACAAAAGATCCACATTCCTAAGAGTGATGTCTTTTATGTCAGGGCAGCTATTGAGGCTGACACTGGTGTTAAGTACTCTTTGGATCACGTTGAGAGAGCGATGTATTTAGAGGGTCACCTTAAGCGTTACGAAGTGTTAGACCCTGATAGAGAGCGAGACTATGGCAGGTAGAGACTACAAGAGAGAGCGACAATTACAGAGTACTCCTAGAGAGTTGGCTCGTAATGCTGCCCGTAAGAAGGCTCGACGTAAGTTAGAGGCTGCTGGTAAAGTTAAGAAGGGTGACGGTAAGGATGTTGACCATAAGAATGGTAATCCTCACGATAACTCTAAAGCTAACCTACGTGTAACGACTAAAAAGAAGAACCGTAGCTTTCCCCGTAATAGTAAAGCTGGAAAGAAGTAGTATGGCTACAACTAAAGATGTAGAGCGTTTACCTAGTGGTAAGTTGAAGTACCGAGGTGAAACTTATCCTGGTTACAACAAGCCTAAGCGTACTCCGGGTGGCTCTAAGAAGAGTGCTGTACTAGCTAAGAAGGGTGACCAAGTTAAGGTAGTTCGTTTCGGTGACCCTAATATGTCGATCAAGAAGGATCAGCCTGATCGTCGTAGTAACTTTAGGGCTAGACATAACTGTGATACTGCCAAGGATAAGTTTACTGCTAGATACTGGTCCTGTAAGGCGTGGTAGCATGAGTGGTGAGTCCCTTATATCTCACATGCCTCTGCCTAGTATGCCATTTAATACGCATGTTAACATAATATTTGAGAATGGTGTAGGTGAGCCTGTAGAGAAGCAGACTGATAAGAAGGATGCTACTAAGGTTACCCCTGATACGCCAGTAGAAGACCTTAAGCTTACCAATCAGATGTATGCCTATCATCCTGACCCTAATAAACTCCGTATGCCAGACGGACAGATAGTGGACTTTATAATAGCATGAGCAAATCACCTACCCCTACAGATAAGAAGCTGTATGCTCGTAAGAAGGCAGAGGCTAAGAAGAAGTTTAAGGTATGGCCCAGCGCTTATGGTAGTGCTTGGTTAACTAAGGCGTATAAGGCTGCTGGTGGTACATACAGTGGAACTAAAGCTAACAAGGTTAAGAAGACATAATGGCTAAACAGGGTGGTTTAGGTAAGTGGTTCGGTGAAGAGTGGACAGACATTAAGACAGGTAAACCCTGTGGTCGTTCCTCTGGTGAGAAGCGGGGCTATCCTGCGTGTAGACCCAAAGCTGTAGCTAGTAAGATTAGTAAGAAAGAGGCCGCTAAGAAGACTGGCCCTAAGAAAGTTAAGTGGTCAACGACTGCATCAGGTAAGAAGAGAACAACGTAATGGCTAAGGGCGTAAAGCATTACTTTAAGGATGGTACTGAGCATAAGGGTGGTATGCATAAGATGCCTAATGGTCAGGTTCACTCTGGTAAGACTCACGGTAAGAATAGTAAGAGGTTGTATCACTTTAGTGATCTAAGTGCTACAGCAAAGAAAAAAGCAACATCTAAAGGAAAGAAGTAATGATGGGTAAGAAACCAATGAATGCTGGTATGGCAGCACTTAAGAAAGAAGCACCTGCAGTAGCAAAGAAGATGGGCTACATGGGTGGTGGTATGGCTAAGAAGAAGATGGGCTACAATAAGGGTGGCTTATGCGGTGCATCTAATGGCCCCGGACAAAAGGGTACGCAAGGTATCAAGACGTAATGAGTGTATTCACAGAGCATAAAGCAGCCCTAGAGAAGGCTGGATACACAGTAGAGTCTGATACTGTACGTAATGCTGGTGGTAACCCTATTGCTGGTGAAGGTGCTTATGGTGTCGTTTGGTATAAGGATGAGTTTGTCGAGAAGGTGTGTACACAGGAAGTAGAAGTTGTACGTGCTAGAAACGATAAGGGTCACTATATTAAGGATGACCCTAGCACACCTGAGAATGAGGCATGGACTACTAAAGTAAAGAAGGCTGTGACGCCTAAGAAGAAACCAGCTAAGAAGAAAGCCTAGTAAATGGTTACCACTCGTGATTTTACAACAGATACAGAATCAGTAACCATTACTGCTACTTCAGGTGGTGCTAGTGCTAACTTGATTTATACGTGTCCACCTAATCACGATGCAACCATAGACTTTCTACATGTAACGAATGGTTCTTCATCTACTAAGAATGTCACACTTCAGTGGTATCACGCAGACACAAGTACTTATCACCACTTGCTGAATGATAAATCTATAGCTGGTCATGACGTATATAATGTTATAGGCTCTGATAGGATACACCTACATGCTGGTGATAAGATCCTAGCATTTGGTGGTTCTTCTAATAGCTTAGAGGCGTTTATCTCAGTAAGGCAGTACTATAACCCTAACAGATAGCGGGTATGCACATTTTGTATCTACTACTCAACCCGTAAATAAGTATAACTATCTCCATGCACACAACATAAGGAGATAGTGCTATGTTTAAGAAACTACTAAACCGTATTCAGGATAATCAGCAGCGTCGAGCAGACTACTGGATTCTGATGAACATGAAGGATAAAGAACTACACGACATGGGTATCTCAAGAGGGGAGATATACGGTCGTGTTTATGGCATTAAACAGTGAACCTAGTTAAGGAATTACCCCTTATTCTAAGCCTTACTGTTCTAGCTAATGTATCATCAGGTGATACAGATAGACAAACAGGTAGTGGACTTAGAAGAGGGGGTTCCTACAGTGATAGATCCAGTAACCGCTATAGGTTTAGCCACAACCGCATTTAATGCTCTTAAGAAGGGTATTGCGGTAGGTAAAGACTTACAAGACATGGGTGGTCAGCTTACACAGTGGGCTGGTGCCATAAGTGACTTAGACTTTGCTGATAGACAGAACGCTAAACCACCTTGGTATAAAACCCTTGGTGGTGGCGTTCAAGCAGAAGCAATGGAGATATTCGCAGCTAAGAAGAAAGCTGAGTCTATGAGGAAGGAACTCAAGGATTACATTTGTGTAATGTATGGGCCTTCACATTGGGAAGAGCTTCTACGTATTGAGGCTGATATCCGCAAACAAAAGAAAGAACATGATCACAAACGTATAGAGATGAAGCGTAAGATTGTAGAGTGGGGAGCAGGTTTTGTGTTGTTCCTAGTTATTACAGGTAGCTTTGTAGGTTTGATTTACTTAAGGACGTTATAATGGCAAGATCATTGACAGATAAACAACAGAAGTTTCTAGAGGTTCTCTTTGATGAAGCTAATGGAGATGTTGTACAGGCTAAGAAGTTAGCTGGCTATGGAGATGGTACTTCCACTTCTCTTATTGTCGAGTCTCTAAAGGATGAGATAGGTGAGAAGACACGTACTTGGTTTGCTCGTACTGCACCTAAAGCAGCTATGGCTATGACACAGGCACTGTATGACCCTACTGAGTTAGGTATTCGTGATAAGATGGC